ATGTCCATATACAAGGATTCATATCGTTTCTTTTTGTCATCTGAATATGTTTCCATAATTCTCCATGATGTAATTGGTGGGACTTGTTGGACTTGAACCAACGACCAATGGATTATGAGTCCACTGCTCTAACCAACTGAGCTAAAGTCCCAAAGGTGGTCCGGCGTGAGGGAATCGAACCCCCATAAAGACTTTAGAAGAGTCTTGTCCTATCCGTTGAACGAACGCCAGAAAAGTCTATTATTTATGATAAATCTTGTGGATGATAATCTTTTGAGTAATCAACAACATTGATCGATTTAAGCTTTGTATCGGTAGGCCAATCTTTCAGATAATCATTATCTTCATCGAAGATTTCTAGGTATTTTTTCTCTGAGACTTTGCGAGTCGATACAATGATCTCATCAAGATGATTTTGAGACATTTCAATAAGACCCTTTTGAACTTCCATTACGAACTCATCTTCTGCATGAGTCTTAGACTTTGCGCGAATAGCGTATCGCATACGAAACATCGAAACAGTTTCTACGATATAGATATTGGTACCGTCATCAACTTTGCTCATTGTGTAAGTCCTTTAACATTAAGTAGATTGCGCACGATCATGTCTTTGATCATGTCAGGAATATTAAGATATGGCCACTCTAGATAAAATGGGCAACCACCTTCCCATTTAGATTCTTTTAAAAACATCCTATAAGTTTCGACATGGTCGGAAGAATTTGGATCAAATTTTTGTTTCGCGTAACTGATTTGTGACAACATTATTTGAAATACTCCAAGCTATCTTTACGCATATATCGTATCGATTGGGTTTGATGGAAAGATGGATCAGACAATACAACAGGCAAAAACGTAATACCATCGATGATCTTAGGATCCCAATGAGAATACGTAAAATATGATTCTTCTGGGCGAAGGCGATTACGAACCTTCTGAAGAATCTGCTTAGGTTTAAAGTTGGCTTCGACTTTTTTCATGATGAAAATAGTATACTATAAAAGACACACAAAGTCAATAGGTGGAGAACAAGTCTCCACCATGTTTACCAATTAGTCTTTGATTACGATTTTTTTGATGGAATCGTTAAACTTCACCATATTCTCCAAAACAACTTTCAACATACCATTTACCAATTCAGCATCTTTGATTTCGATAGTATCAGAAATGGTAAATACTCGTTGGAAATTTCTGTTGGCGATACCCTTAAATAAGAAAGTCTCATCTTCAGATTCTTTTGTTTTACCAGAAACAGTAAGTTTATTACCCTTTAGTTCCACTTCAATATCTGATTTATTGAATCCTGCAACAGCAAGTTCAATCACATATTTGTTCTCTGAGATTTGCTTGATGTTGTATGGGGGATAGTTGGTAACTGTTTTTGCAACATTCTTAGACACTTCATCAAGTTCATTGAAAAGCTTTTCGAATCCGACTGTATATGGATCTAGGGCTTTATGAAAGTCGTTGAAGGGATTAAAAAATGCAGACTTTAGTGTTGTCATCGTATTGCTCCTTATATTAAGCGAGTTAAAAGTTGTCTACCCCGAAGGCGTAGAATAGGCGGAAGGAATATTTTACTTGGCGGACCTCCCACTCCAAGTTCCCATCCCTGAGAAAAGTATTTATTCGTGCTTTATTTTTTTACCGATAGTATATTTGGCAATTAAGTTCCAGTCATCCTTTTCTCTATGACCAAGAATCTTGATCTGAGATAAATTCACAACATCATTCTTAATCGGATCTTTATTGACAATTTTCAACAAACCCCATTCTTCCAAAAGAAAAGTTATAGTATTTCTACGAGCAAGATCATTTTCTGAAATGTCGGTAGGTTTACCGTCAAGCGCGAACAATTCTTTGAAATGAAGAACCGCATAATGACCTTGTTTGTGCAGAATATGACATGACTGATAAAGAGTTTTGTCCTTCTTAGAAGCGACACCAATCCGAGTCAGCGTTTCTTTCACTTTTAAAAAATCGTCTTTATTTTCCAGTAATATTTCAACTCCACGATCCGAAAATATATTGCTCATTTTTTATCCTTATTATTTTGCAATCCCGCCTATATCGGTCCTTTGTCTAATTTCAGCGAGTTGTTCATTGGATAGAATGCGTAAAGCATCTTTTGCTTTTGCATTTGAATAACCAAAATACAATTTTACACATTCTAAATCTTTAGGATTCGATGATTTCTGCCAAGGTTGAAATTTCCTTTTCATCGACCTAACACTATTTAGAAGGTAATGGTATTTTAACTTTCCGTCACAATGAGCAGCCATGTTCATTTCATTCGCATATAGCACACAATCCATGTGATAGGAGAGCGCACGATTGACTAGAAATGAATTGTAGTCTCTTTCATCAAGATCATCTCGCAGGACATTCTCTTTCGTCTGCAAGATCGATGGTATGATTTCTTTAAAGGTATCAGGCATGATAGATTACTTAAATTCACCTTCAACCATAATCTCAACAAGACATGCGACAAGATTGATTTCTTGATCAGCACAGAATGCAGCTTGGTATTGATATTTTGAAATAATCAATACGATCTGCGGGATAGATTCAGGTTTCAGAAAGTCATACATCGAATCATAGATTTTACGATAGATGCGTACAGGATCATTATCTAGGTTGCCTGTGACCCACTTACGCATCGAAACAAAATCTTTTTCTTTCAGACTTTTGATCAGTTCCTGCACTTGTACATCAGAGACTTGTGCAAGGATACCTTTGTCGATAGAGCCAGACACAGCATATCGTTGAAGTTCATTGAGAATTCTACGATTATCTGGAAAGTGTTTCATGACAACAGCAGCAACAACTTCTTTGTCGTATGTGACATTCTCTTGTTGTAGAATCCATTCAACTCGCTTGAAGAATGTTGCTGCAAGCTTTGCTTTATTGCCGTTGACTTTGAATTCGATTACGGTACAACGAGAATGAATAGGATCGATAATTCTATTCTTGTAATTGCAAGTGAAGATGAATGAACAGTTATTTGAGAATTCTTCAATCGCACCGCGCAATGCTGGTTGAGTTGAATTTGGATTCAAATAATCTGCTTCATCGATGATCACCACTTTACGACCACCAGAAAGACTTACCGAAGATGCATAGTTCTTGATCTTGTTTCGAAGAACATCGATACCAGACTCATCAGAACCGTTGATAACGATAAAATCACAGTCGACCTCATTGCACAACGCTTTTGCAATGGTCGTCTTTCCTACACCCGCTGAACCCGTCAGCAGGAGGTTAGGAATCTCTTTGCGAGTTACATACTCCTTGAAAGTGTTTTTAATTGCATCCGGTAGAATACAATCTTCAACTTTTCGAGGACGATACTTCTCAACCCAAAGAATATGGTCAGACATTCATTTACTCCCATGATATAAAAACAACAAAAATTACTTCTCAGTCGCAACCCAATATTCGATTGCATCTTTCACGTTCTTGAAGTGTGCAATACCTTTAGCGGAGATTTGCACCTGATAGATGCCAGGAATCATCTTCAAGTTGTCAGTCTTAAACACATAGCGGAAATCATCACCGTCAACATAATCACCAATATCGATAGAATTATCATGTGCCGAATCGTTAGATGCATCAAATGCCGTAATACGAAGCTTACCATCTTTCCTCAAGATTGCGATATTTGGAAGTTGAAGCACGTTCGCAGACTTCATGATCCATTCATAGTCTTGACTTGTCAATTCAAATGACACATCAATCGATGGAAGGTTTACAGTCTTGTCTGGCGGGGTAACGATCATCGTCTTATCAGTAACGCGATACTTGAGTTTACCGCGACCACCAAGCGATTTGACGAGTACGTGCTTTTCATCAAAATCAATTTCAGGAGCATCTTTGCTCATCGACAGAACAGAAAGAAAATTGTTCAAATCGTAGATGCCAAAATCAATAGGAAAATCTTCAGCCACAGTCGCCTCAGCCAAAATAGTTTTCGATTGTGATACTGTAGAGATTTTCTTGCCCGCTTTGAAGAACAATCCAGAATTGATTGTTGAAAAGTTCTTCAAGACAGTCATAGTTTCATTTGAAAGTTTCATTATATTTCCTCACATTAACATGCTGCAATTATAACATATTGATCAGAGTTTTGTTGGTACAACTGCATTCACTCTATCATAGAGTATTTCAATCAATGATTTTAGGTGATCTAAATCTTGATTGTTCGCAATAGTATAATCAACTGTATGACCAACCCAACCCCATTCAGATTCATGTATACCTGACAATTTCATTTCCGTATATGATTTTACATCACCAGTATTAGCTTTTGATGCAGTATCAAACCAATCAGGCAACGAACCTCGTTGAACATGCACTATCGATCCTCCATTATTATGGACGAATTCGATTTCATTCTTGAATCTTACATCAGTAATGACTGTAGGTTTATTTGCATCTTGAATGGCTTTTTGAAGTGATTTGATCCAAAGATCAGGATGAAAGATTTGACGACCAGCTTCAGTACCTAACTTCTGTAAAGCTTCTCTAGGAGTAAAATCTCTACCCATGACTTCTGTCCAGAATTGATCTGGACGTTCTCTCCACTCTCTAGAGATTGTAGTATCACCTTCTAAAAGACTTCTATCCCAACGAAAGATAGATGATGCTGCATCTTTGAGTGATTGAGCAAAACTCATCTTTTCAAAGCCATACTTCTCATGCAGCATATCACCAACAGTACCCTTACCGGAACCAATAAATCCTACTAGACCGATAAGAGTAGACATTACATTTCACCAACAAAGTTTGCGATAGCAGGCATATCACCTTGGAAGTGATATGTACCAATATGAGAGGTTCTCATCCATGGGCACAGATAGATTTTACCGCCAATGTTTCTCCACCATTGACAGAACATATAATCTTCGGATAGATAACGTTCAGTA